ATCCAAACTCGCTTGCGCCATCTGTATGAGCTATCATGCCGGCTATTCTCGCACTTTGCCCCTCATAAACATAAGCGTTCGTTTCATCATCCCAAACCTTGACATTTGGATAAGCGGCAACTAGTCTATTTGTACCAAAATCGCCCATTTTAACAATGGCTGCTGCTGCGTCATCCGCTTTTAGATCTACAATGCCGGTTGCTTTTAGCCTAGTTGCCATCTTTTCTATCTCACCCTTGATAGCATCTTCATGGCTAAAGCCAGGTGCGATTATTAAATTTGGGCTATAACCAAAGCGTGATTTAGCTTTAGCAAACGCTGTGACGGCACTTTTGCACTCCGTGATCTCATCGTTTGTGTCCTCATCGTCATCTTTTGTAAATACACTTAAAATTATTTGAGTATTTACAGCTTGATCTTCAATACCTTTTAAAGCCCTATAAATAGAGCCTTTTTTAAAAGCTTGGCTCGCATCCTTTTTAGCTTTGTATTTTGCTTCAAGAGCTTCAAGTGCCTTTGCTGTTGTCATATAAAAATGTAGGCCATTTTCTAGCACCTCTTCATACCCTGCTATACCAATAGGCGTAGTACTTTCTACTGCTATTGGTCTTGCCGCCTCAGCTGAGACGGTTACGTTTACACCAAATTTTGCTGCCATTTTTATTCTCCTTTTTGATTTACTCTCTTAAATGGGTTTATACACCACACCGTTTTTAAATATTTCTTGTCATCTCCTTGGGTGAACTCCTTAAAATTTAAGGCATTTGCCCCTGCTATATCCATAAGCTTCCACCCTAAATATATCCTGCAATAAAATTTCCCATAGCGCACGACCCTAAAAAACCCAAAACGCTTCTTGCCATTTTTTAAGACACATGTAACCTTACAAAAGCCACTATCTTTGCCACCATTACTGGCAATATAGGGGTCGCCTAAAGTTTCTATGCTATATGGATTTACTTCATCTACTTTTACGCCTAAAATTTCACTTGAAAAACGTCCTATCTTATTGCGCAAGAGCCAAAGAAGTCTTGCTTTATATGTTCTATTAGTTGGCTCAGGATAGTGCTTCTCTCTCCAGCCACTATCTCCGTTTATAGCAGCACACTTACCATTGTAATAATCGTTTGCATCTTCAAACCACCTAAATATCTTTGGCAAATGCTCGTCATCTTTTTTGCAAAATAGTAATGCAACTGGCACGACCACAAATGCAAGCAACTCAAGCACAAGTTCCACTGAAATGATCGTTATAAGCTGCAATATCTCTTTACTCTTTAGCATCATTCTCCTTTTTTGACTTCTTACTTGGCTTCTCATTCTCTTTTGTTTCGCTCTGTTTGTATTCTGGGCACTTAGGACACTCGCTCCAAGTGCATTTGCCATCTTTGTCTAGCTTGCTTGCACACACTTCGCATCTTTTTATTCTTACTCTCATTTTTCATCCTTTTTATTTGGTCTTGTTTGGACTATGTCCGTAAATTCGTCACCGCTCAAATACCAAAACGGCTTTTGTCCATCTTCGTATTGCATTTTTGCAAAGTCATCAGGATGTGTTGCCAAGTGACTAAACACTCGTAAAATGTTTGTCATATTGCTATTGTCCCACTGGTCGCACTTTCTAGCACGTAAAAAGATCACGATAGGGCAAAGTAGCACGCCTAAAATTAACGACAAAACGCAGATTAAAAAATAGCTCATTTCAGCCCTCTCTTTGAATTATTAATTCTTTATACTCATTTCGCAAGCTCTCTAGCACGGCAGTGTTGCCGATGATTAGAGCGTGCTTTATATCATCCTCACATTCTTTTATATCCGCTTCGAGCTGTGCTAAAGCCTTAGCTTTTTCATCTATCTTTGGCTCTTTATTTAGCCCTATCTCTTGTCCTAGCTTGGTTATTGTTACAGCGTTGTTGTCATCGTCGTAATAAATTTCGCCTCGCTCGTCTCTAATCTGCTCCCACTTGCCAGCCGTAAAAATATTTACAAAGCCAGTTTTTGGCTCTTTTGGTACTGTTTGTGTTGCGTTTGGTGGCATTAGATAGATCGTCTCACCCTTGCTGCTTGCTAGAGGGTCTATTTGTGCTTCTGCCTCGTATAAATATTCATTTGTTTGTGTGTCATAGATATAAATTTTCATTATTGCTCCTAATATTTAATCAATACAACTACGGCCATATTATATGGGCGTGTTTCGTTGCCACCAACTTCTGAAGTCCAACCTTTGCAAGATATATCAAGATTTTGTAGCCAGTTTGCTGTTGGGTTGACAAGCTGATTATCTGAATACATTACATTGCCTCCTGAATATTGGTAGTGCTTGTGTGATTTAAACTCATCTTGTTGAGCAGTGCCAAGTGTCGCAGCCTTGCCACCTATTGACCTCATAAACTTGCCGTCACTAAAGTTTGGTAGTAAGAATTTATCGCCACTTCGCCCGTATGTGTAGCCTATCACTGCAAAAAGTGCGGCGTATGCTGTCTTATCAAGGGCTGATCCATCGCATCGTAAAAAGCCACTTGGGATATTTGTGTTTGAACTATATAAAAGATAGCTTCCAACTGGTATAGCCTTTTGTAGCTCCGTTTTTAGTGCAAATTTATCGTCGCTCTCTGCTTTTGTGTATGCGTCGATCTTGTCTTTTATCTTAAGAAACATCTTTTCGCACCATTTTCTAGTTGCTAGCACTATATTGTTATCAACCTTTAAAATGATGCTCTCACTCGCGTTTGCGATTTGAAGTTTAAAATTTAATGTGATGTCTTTACTTGACCCCTCGTTTAAAAGTGGCTTATAAGTGTCCGCCAGCCTTGCAACTGCAAAGAGTGAGCCATCATCGCAGTATATGCCAGCCGTTTTTATATAAAATCCGCCAACTTCAGGTGGTATGATGGCATCGACGTCTAGGATATTGTTGTCGTTTTCGTCTATAGTTATGGCGTTTATTGCACCCCTATACTTCTCATTTGGTATTGATGTCGTCTGCTCGCTTAGTTCTCCATCGTAGTCGCTTACTACTATCTCTTTTAATGCGATCTTTGATCCATCGCTAGCAGTTTTTAAAAGTTTATTTATGCCACTAGCTGTTAAAAGTGTGTATTGCTTCATTTATCCGTCCTTTATCTTGTTAAAACTCTTGTTGCATCGATTGCTATGCTTATGATCTCGTTTATTTGTGTAGTAGCTCCTACTTTAAAGCTTGCTCTTTGGCTTATATTTGAGACTACGTAAGGATCTACGCTTATGTTTTCACCGCTAAATGTGTAAGAGTAGGCTTTTATATTTATGCTAGTAGTGGCTTTTATGCTTGCTCCATCATATACGCTACGCACGTTTTTGTAGGTGTTTATGATCTCATCAGATCTCTTTAGTGTTTGCGGGCTTACTCCATTTTTACTTGCATCAAGCTCTAGTTTAAAGTGATAAGGTAGTCCTGCATAATCAAACCACTCTTTCACCTTAGCATCTGCATAAAGTGCGCTTAATGCTTTATTTAGACTATAAAAAGTGCCTGAGTAGTAATGTATCTCAAAAGCGTTTTTTATGAGCTCTCTGGCTTCATCCTCGTTTAGTCCATCAATATCTACTTCAAAGCTAGCTGCAAGTACTGGCAGTAAATTTTTTGGAGCTTTGCTTGCAAGAGTATTTATGACACCAATGTCTAGATCCTCAAACCTTATACCAAAAAGCTCATCAAATTTCTTATCAAATTTGCTTTTGTGATTAGGCAGCAAGCTCATAATTCAGCCTTTTTGTAGCTTATCTCATAGCTTAAATTTACAAATTCTTTTACGCTTATCTTTTTATCATTAAGCGGTTCTTTAAGACTTACTCTATAAACGCCGTTTTGATGCAGGTTTTTATAGATGTAGCTTAAATTTAGATCCTCTCCAAGGCTAAGAGTAGTTGGCAGAGCTGATATAGCTTTAGCAATTTCGTCTTGAAAGAGCATATCTGTTAGCTCAAGGGTAGCTACTACCTTTACATCTATCTTTGTAGCATTTAACACGCTTAGATTATCGGTTAGTGGCCGCACCTTTTGGGCACTTAAAAAGCTCTCCACATCAGCTCTAGTCTCTTCGCTCATGTCAGTAGTTTTTAGATAAATTTGCACCACTCCAGCACCGCCATTTAGCACGCTGCACTCAATGACCTTTGCATTTGCGCTTAGTGTTTGATAAGTATATGCTTTAGCACTGCCTGCAGTTGAGAAACGCTCTAGGCTTAAAACTGCACGCTCTCTTAGCCTCTCATCGCTCTCAAGCTCGGCTCCACCTTCAAACTCACTTAGCTGTTTTGCTTTTAGCACGAAAGGTAGTGGTGTTTGGATATATTCGCACTTTGCTTTGCTGGTTTTTGTAAACTCATCTAAGATGATCACTCCAACAGCTTTTAGCTCATTTGCTCTTATTACAACTTCACTTTTTAAGCTAGCTATTTCACCATTTTCGCTGCGTAAAATTAGCCCTTTTGGCAAATATGTATCGCTGCTTCTTGGCATAGAGAGTGTAAATTCACTCTGCGAGGTTGGCTTCTCTCCT